TTGGACGTAATCCAGAACGTGTTGCTTCATCTGCTAGAATAAAGTTACATGCAAATCTAATTGTTCTGAATGGTGCCTCTAAACTTCCACCAACAGTTGCATCGTCAACACCATTTTCTGCAACATAATAAACTTTGTCAGCAAAGTCAATTGTGTCCCAACTTGGCAAGTTACTAGTTACACGTAACGCTTGTCCTGTAGTTCCAATAGGCAATCTTAAAGTATCTACTGCTGTTGAATCTTGATCGTCAAAAGTTTTCAAGTCACCTTTTACAGCAAGTTTATTTGTAAGAGTACCTTGAATCATTATTGCCCAGTAATCGTTATCTGGAACATCTTGATCTAGATCAGGTCTACTTGCGGAAGCACTTGATCTATGATATACTAAACATACATAACTTGTACCTCTCCATGTAACAATATCACCTTTGTAATATTCTACATTATCTTCCCATGAATCTCTAAAGTCACGTCCATCAATTAATAATTCCCAAGTGTTTGCATCTGTGCCTGGTTGTACGTTAGAATTATCTACTAGAGCAATGTATAAGTCGCCGCCGAATCTTACAACGTCACCTGTTAAGTAATTTACAAAACTACTGTCACCACCTAATTGATTCCAAGTTTGTTGGAAACGATATCCTGTAAATGTTACGTCCCAATCGTCTGTGTTTGTACTAGGTTCTGTTGCAACATTATAAGTTTTTGCTTTATATGTGTAACCACCATATTGTACAACATCGCCTGGTTGATATCTTTCTGCTGATTGCCAACCACCTTCGTATTCTGTACCAGGAATATAAACTTCCCATTTGTTTGCGGCTTGATCGTCTGCAAAAGTTGTAGAAGTATGTGCTAAAATACATTTCATTAAGTTAGGACCACGCCTTACAACGTCTCCTACTTTATATCTTGTATTCAGATCATGTAAACCTTTATATTCTACACCGTCAACTAAAATTTCCCATTTAGATTGATCCTGTTCTAAACCTAGTGTAATATTATCTGCAGATGTATGTCCTAATACACAGCGATATACGATACCGCCATACTTGATTAAATCACCTACTCTGTATCTTGTACCAATGCTCCATCCATCTCTCCAAGCATCACTATCTGCAAGTACAGCCCAATCAGTTTGGTTTGCTTCTAAGCCCGATGCAACAGTAGTGGCAGATATATGTTGATTAAGAGCTTTGTAAACAATACCATTGTATCTTACAATATCATTTCTTTTATAAAGAGTATTAATGTTCCAAGTTGTTTTCCAGTCTGAATCTGAAACAGCAACAACAACCCATTTGTTAATGTCAGCAACTAGACCATCTGTGTCTGAACTAAATGTTGCGGCACTAGTATGTCCTTCAATACATTTGTAAATACCTGAACCGTACTTTACAATATTTCCTGCTGAATAGTTAGTAGCAACTGTCCAGTTACCTCTCCATTCTGCACCGTCTGATTGTAGTTCCCATTTTGGAATTGCTGGTGAAACATCAGCTCCTTCTAAATCATTTTCAAATGTTGCTGATGTGTGTACTCTTTTTGCGACAAACGTTTTACCGTCAACTTCGATCATATCGTCTATGTTATAATCATAGCCAGATACCCAAGGTCCTCTCCACGTAAATCTAATTCTGCTTAATTTAAAATCTGCCATTTTATATTACCCTTTATAATATATGTATTTATTAGACACCACTTGGATATGTGTAATCTTCATTGACTCTAGCAACTAATTGCCCTGTACTGTCAATATAATACAATAAACTCCTGTTATCCCATTTATACTGTTCATAATTAAGGTTTTTATAAACCTTTTGATGTTTTACATCTCTACCTTCGAAGAAGTCTTCGCCTTGTTCGAAATCCTCTAAATTATCTGCTGGATCACCACCCTGGTTAATCTCAACTGATTCGCCGCCTTTAAGTTGATCAATTTTAACTAGATACAATTCACCTTCATCAGTTCTTCTTAAACCATAGAAGTATCTTGAATCTGTTTGACCAATTACTTCGCTTACGCTTTGTCCTAAAAAGTTACTCATTATACTATCTCCACTAAACTAGTAATTACATCTAATGATTCTGTTTTGTCAGCTTCAACAAATAATGTATCACCAGCTTGCATTATTATTTTTTCACCTTTACCAATTGGCTTCAATGTACTGTTAGCAGGTATAGGCATATCCTTAACAAGATATGCAACACTACTTCCATCGTCACCAATTAAAATACTTGCAGAAACAATACTGTCTGTAATATTAGCAACACTAAGTCCAATAATAGTTGTGTTATTAGCCGGTGGCGTTGTATATACAGCAACTCTTACTGTTCCTACTTCTTTTGTTATAACATTTTTAAAATTAGTTGCCATCTTTCTTTTTTCCTAAATTGTTAATGCAAGTTGAATTGCTATTTCCTCTGCATCGTTGTAAGTAACAGCACCTGTTGCACCAGCTACTGACACCCAGTTGTTTGAAACATCGTAAATTTCTACTCTGTCCTCAATACTATTATAACGCATCATACCCGTTTCTGGAGTAGGATGTCTGTTATCGTTTGTACCAACTGGAATAACAAATCCGCCAGTACCTTCTAATTTAAAATAACCAGTGCCTTGTTGACGCAGTGTAGTAACTTCTCCATCAACTAGATTAGTTATAGTACTACCATTGAAACTAAAGTTTTCAATACTTATCGTACCTGAACCATTAGCTCTTAATTCAAGATCCTGATTTGTTGTTGTAGTTTCTAAAACAGAACCGTGAATAGCAATATCGTCAACTTCGATTCTTGCTACGTTAAATCTTTCTTGACTTACGTCAGCTACTAAAACACCACCTGCATAAAAACGTAAAGTGTCGTCGTCTGCGCCTGGAGTTAATTCTGGTGTAATATATGTGTCTCTGTCAGCATCATATACACCACCTAAATTTGTCCATGCTCCGTCATATGCTTCAAAAACTCCTGACTCAGTATTGTATCTAATCATACCTGTTTCAGGTGTACTTGGACGTTGTGCAGTAGTACCTTTTGGAAGAACTAGACTTCCTGTACCTGTCACAGTAACAATTTGTGAACTAGGTGAAAGAACTATATCTCCGCTTGCATTACTTATCGTATTATCTGCAAATTGTATATTATCTATGACTATTTTTCCAGTGCCGTTAGCAGATAGATTAATATCTCCGTTACTAGCATTTGTTTGTATGTAATTGTCATTGATTTCTAAAGTATCAACAAGCATTTTACCTACATGAAATTCTGACCAATTAAGTGTATCACTACCTATTGTATATGTGTCATCTGTTGCTGGTATTAAATTACTGTCAATTCTACCACCAATTTGTATACTATCAGTTGCATCATCACCAATTGTAATGTTGCCACCGATTGTTATATTTCCTGCTACATCTAAATTACCTGTAATATTAACATTATCTTGTAAATTTATAATACCTGTACTAGCATCTAAATTTAAAGCACCTGATACGCTTTCAACAGTATTACCACTAAATTTAACATTTCCTGTTTGTACTTTTGTACCATCAATAATTGTTGTGTTTGATCCGTCAGTAAATGTAATACCTTGATTGTTGTTGAACAAAAATTCTGCATTAGTAAATTGTACATTACCTGTAGACTGATCAACTCTAAATAAATCACCTACTCTAAAATCACCTTTGTGATCTACTGTGCTATAATATACATTCGCATTATTTGCTTTTACTACTTCGTTACTTTGTACTACTGAACTTACATCGTTACTGTTATCTTTACCTGCACCTATGTATGCTAAGTTCTGTCCTATTAGATACATTACAACACCTGGGCCGTCTCCGTATACTCCATATTGTCCGTAAACATTTGCACTTGCAATACTTCTAATTTCTGCACCAAAATCACTTAGATCGTTTAGCGTAATATTAGTTGCTGTGCCACCTCCACTAAATCTTACATCTTGTGTGAATGTATCATCGTCATCCATTATAATACTTCCAACATCTCCGTCGAAGTGTAATAGTAAAACTGTGTTTAATGTACCTGGTAGAGCCGCAGTCGGTGTTGTCAATGATGTTGCACCTGCACCTTTTTGTATTCTAAGTTCGTCAATTTTTGCTGTAAGAAAACTTGTTAATGAATAATCTGTTCCAAATTTAAATGGTTTTGTTGTACCAAAATCAGTTGTATTTGCTGTAGTTGCAACAAGAGTACCATCGACAAACATTCTAAGTGATCCACTTACTCTGCTTACAGCAATATGATACCAAGCACTGTCATTTAAAACATTTGTTGGATTAACAATATTAGTTGTGCCGTTATCTAAATATAATTTGTTATCAGAACCAACATATAGATGTAAAGCATTATCAGTAGCACTACCTGCTCTAAAATCAAAAAGTGTTTGAACTGCATCAATAGCATCTAAGTTGACAAAAAATTCAATTTGGAAATCACCTGTTCCAAAACCAAAATCTGGTTGAGATATAGTTTCTAAATAATCTGTAGAACCTAACAAGTATAATGACTCTGTACCTATAGTGCTTATTGCTCCTAATGCGGCATTACCTTTTGCACTAATAGTTTTCTTTGCTCTACTAGGTGTAGTTACAAATCCTGTAACTTTTCCGTCGATGAAAAAGTAATTACCGTCCCTTGAGCCAATTGTTCCTGACGCAACACTTGCTCCGTTAGCATCATGTAAACTTAATGTTTCACCAGCACTCGGATTACCTGTTAAGCCTGAAACTTTTATTCTTGTTTTTCCTGAACCTTTTAAACCTGCTGTTCCGTCAAATGCATCTATTCCTCTATCTGCATAGTAAGTAAAACTGTTTAACCATTCTACTCTAGCACCATTTGTTGCTCGTAAAACTCTAGCACCTGGACAAATAAATGTACAACTATGAAATAACATTGCCGCTTCTCTACTTGATGTAGTTGCTACACTTCCGTCTAAGTATACGCCAGCACCTGCATCACCTGCATCATAACCTAAAGGATCATCACTTGAAGTTACTGTACCTTTTGTGATTACAGTTACATTTCTTATATATGGTGATCTTTCTGTTACTGTAAAATTAGGTGCAAATCTAAATGCATAACCTTTATTGTTGCCAGAATCAAAATAATAATTTTTTATTGTAACTTCTTCTACAGTAGTTTCACCATTTAGATGGAAAGCATCTTCTGATTGTGTTGTGCTATCTGGAGTAATTGTTACACTTCTTAAACTTTGTCCTCGTATAGTTACGCCTGCTGGAACTACTAACGGAAACGTTTCATTGTAATCTCCAGGATAAATGTAAATTGTATCTCCTGCTGTTGCCAATGTCAATGCTTTTTCAATTGACCTTACAGGATCTTGTGGATGTGTTCCAGTCTGTGTGTCAGCACCTTGACTAGAAACATATAAAATATTTCCTGGTCTTGAAACTAGATCTAAGTCTCCAAAGTCAATATCATTCGTTTGTAATGTATCAACGTATGTATTGTTTAGATATGCTGTTGACCAACGTTTAGTTGCTGTACCTATACTGTATAAATCATTTGCGTCAGGAATAATATCACTTGCTATTTCTGCATTTATAACAATATTATCAGTATCAGCGTCACCTATTTGAATGTCGCCGTCTGCTGTAATATTTCCTGTTGCATGAAGGTTACCTGTGATATTTGTGTTACCTTCAATATTAATATTACCTGTACCATTAGCACGGATAAACAAATCATCATTTGTGTTTCTATTTTCGATAAAGTTGCTGTTGATTTCTAAATCACCAACTTCTACTCTATTACCAATTAAAACACTATCTGCTGTAGTTACTGTAAATTCTTGAGCTGTCGTTGTAATGGAGTTTGTGTTACCGTTTAAAGTAACATTGCCTACATTAAAAACATTATTTGTAATTTCTAAGTCGGATACACGAGCTACGCCTGCTACGTCTAATGCATATTGAGGACTTGTTGTTCTAACGCCTATGCGGCGGTTCGTAACATCTAAATATAATAGGTCAGTCTCAAAAGCTAGATCTACACCGTTACGTAATAGATCGGACTTTAAGAGCGGACCGGATATGCGACCAATTGCCATTTCTACTCCTCAATACGGGGATCCTGTCCCTCTCCCCTGATTTACAGCATTAGCTCTTTGCCGGAGAACCACAGTTTGTCCTGCAGGACTTGGTCTGTCTTATCTGCATTAGTAGTATTTAGCCAAAAGGGTGTTTTAATCTAGGATTAGGTTCCAAAGGAAGCTCAAATCGCTGACATCTTGTTCAAGGATTGCTTCAACTTGTCCTGCCGCATTTATCCATGTTGTACCGTTATATGTTTCAAGATATTCATTTTCTGTGCTGAATCTTGTGTGTCCAATTTCTGGTGTGCTAGGACGTTGTGCATTAGTACCAAAAGGTACAACCATACCGTTGACGTTATCAAATTTAACAAATGCTTCACCGTTTGTATTTGTTAAATTGAATGAGAATACAGGTGCATTAGTTGTGTCAGTTAGAATACTATCTCTAAATGTAAGAGTTTCTATATTAGTAGTACCTGTACCATTTGATCTCAATGTAACATTCTGATTATCATTTACAGCAGATACAGTATTTCCATCTACGTAAAATGCATTGCCCGAACTCAAGCCTCCTGATTCAAGCAAAGTGCCATTAAGTGTATGATTAGTAATATTTGATGTAGTAAATTGATATTGATTATTTGACAAATCTAAAAATGTATCTCTATCTGTATCAAATATACCAGCTAAGGAAACAGCACCGCCTCCTACTACACCTTCAAAAGAATTGTAGTTAGTGTTATATCTTACTGCTCCAGTAATACTAGGGCGATCTGCGTTTGTACCTTTAGATAATGTAGCATGACTTGTTGCATTTATTTTTAAAGTATCTGACACATTAAAATCTAAGTCCCTTGTAGTACCGCCTATTGTATTTGTTACTGTTGTCCAATAATCTAACACTGGTTGTGTTAACGGAAAACTGTATGTATTATTTGTTATAATAGGAATAATAGTTGTGTCAGTAGCTTCTAATAAAGCTCTTGAATATGTTGTCCATTTATCTGTAAGATCACTATCACCACTACGCCATGCTTGTGATCCTGCATAAGAACTAATACTTAGATACAAATATTCTATAACCAATGCATCATAACTTATACCAACAGGATCTGTGTACCATGCAAATGGAGGATAACTATAACCTGGTAAGCCACCTGCTTGGTAACCTCCTCGAGCAATATCCATTGCGTCTGTGATTGTTGTTTGTCTAGTTGTTCCTAAATCACTGTATGAAGTTACATAACCTTTTTCTATAATAAAATATCTTAGTAATCTTTCAAGTGTTACATCTCTATTTCCGCTTACACTATCACCTTGATAATTATTCATTTCATCTTGATATACACTTGTTGTTTTTGATTTCCAATTTCCTAATGCAGTTGATATCGCTGATTCATCTGCGGCATCTGCATAAATTGCAATACCTTTTTGACCATCTGAGAATTGTGCATAAACTGTACTATTATCTATTATGCCGTCGTAGTCATTATCAAAATAGCCTGCTAATAAATTTGCTGTATGGAATAAAGCATTTCTACTGACATTTGCTGTTGCAATGATTGGAATATCGTTGTAAATTATGCAATATGGAAAATATTGTTTTAGTGATTCAAAACTATTAAAGATAGGAACAACATTTTCGTCAGTTTCTATTATTGTAAAAACACCTGCTGGACTAAATTTACCAATTAATTTATTATCTGTAACTTCAACATTCTCAAAATTTACACTACCTGTTCCATTAGCACGTAATTCTAAATTGCTATTAGAGTCAGTAGTAGTAATTTGAGTTGGTGTTATTCTTATATCGTTTACTGAAACTGCTTGTCCGTATCCAGTACGCCAAGCAAGTGCTTCTGTACCTAATACATTACCTTCGCTTGCACCAGGTAATAAATCTTGACTAAAAGGAGTATTGAAGTCAATAGTATCTGATACATCGTCTCCTATTGTAATTACACTGCCGTTTATAACACCGTTACCTGTTACGTCAATATTTCCTGTTGCATTTACATTAGAATTAAAATTAATTGTATCTGTAGCGGATTTAATATTAAGATCTGCATTTGTGCTAAAAATAGTATTACCTGTTACAACAATATTATCTAAACTTAAACGTTCAGCATTAATAAAAACTTCGTTTGTATCTGTAAGTATTCTTACAACAGAATTATTAGCAAAAATACTTTCAATATCAAAACTAGTTCTTCCGTTAACTTGATCAACGGAAAACAAATCTCCTACATTAAAATTGCCTTTTTCATCTTGCGATGTATAATAAACTTTTCCGTTATTTGCTTCTACAACTTTATTTGCTTCTATAGTTAAAGTATTATCATTAGTAACATCTTTTCCTGAACCTATATATGCAAAATTACTATTGATTAGATAAGCAAGACAATCTGCTCCATCTGCTTTTACGCCATAATTACCGTATACAGCCGCACTGGCTATACTTCTTATTTCACCACCATATATTGTTGTACCATCAGGTAAAACATTGCCAGTAGTTCCTTGATTTATAATTATGCCGTGATTAGCAAAGTAACTAAAACTATTAAGCCATTCAACTCTAACACCATCACGCATTGTAAGAGCATCAACACCTGGTGTAATAAAAGTAGTTCCATAAAACAACATACTTGCTCTCGGACTTGCCTGTGTAACAGAACTTCCGTCAACAAGAGCTCCTTTACCTGCATCGCCACTTGCAAATCCTCTTATGTCGCTCGCACTTGTAGTTGATCCTTTTGTAATTACAGTACAATTTCGTATGTATGGACTTCGCTCCATAATACTTGCACTGCTTTTAAATCTAAATCCGTATCCTTTATCATTTCCACTATCATAAAAAAAGTCTTTGATAGTAACATTTTCAATTTGTGTTTCACCTTCAATTAAAAAACAGTCTTCACTTTGTGTAGCAGTTGTAGGATATATTTCAACACTACGCAGACTATCGCCTTGAATTGTGACACCTTTTGGAACTGTTAAAGGAAATGTTTCTTGATATTGTCCAGGATATATGTAAACTATAGTATCAGCTGTTGCAACGCTTAATGCTTTTTCTATAGTAGCATATGGCGCACCTGGATGAGTACCTCTGTTTAAATCACTTCCGTTACCTTTTGATACAAATATATTTTTTATATCTTTTGTTAAACGCACACCTTGATAGATAATATCTACTACATTTAAATAATTTGTTTCTAGTGTGTTAGCATATAAACTAAAACGTTTGCCTTCGTCAGGCCCTGTGCTATCGTCATCACGACCTAAACTGTATGTTAAATCTTGATCTGGTACTAGAGGATTTTTAAATTCAGCTAAGAATCTAGCACTGTCTGTACTGTCATCACCAATTGTTAAAGTATTACCACCGTAAGTTATATTTCCTGTAGCATGTACATTACCGTCAACATTCAAAGTGCCGCCTGTTTGTAATTGTAATTGTCTTGGATAACTGTTTGGATAGTTTGCAATTATATAATTTTTTAATGCTGTAGGATTAGGATGATCACCTAATGTTCTTGAAGCAGGAAAATATTGCCCGTTAGTAAATTGACTGTTTAGTGTTAAGGTTTTTAAAATATCGTCTGCTTGTATGTCTCCATCAGTGTCCCAATCAAATACTGCTAATTCTTCTGCTGAAAAAGGTGCACCTCTTGTTGCAATAGCCTGTGCTTCTGCATACAAAGCATCACCATCATTGCTTGGAGCAGTTGCACTATTTTTAGGTCCAGGATACCAATAGTCGCCATAGTTGCCTTCTTCATTCCATGCAGTAGTTTGTCCAGCAAAATAAGTAGATCTAAATCCTAAACTTCCATTTGTGTTAAGTGCTTCTATAGCACCGTTGGCTTTTACTGCAAAGTTTAAACTACCAAGTCCACCTGCTGTAATAAAACCATCAGCATGAGTTGATTCTATAGTAATGTTTCCTGTAGGTGCAGTTGCTCCTGCAGAGCTAAGTGTTAAGTCGCCTACTGTAATACTATTACCAAAAATAATATCAGGATCACTTGTACCCGATGCTGTTCTTAATGTACCATTTATTGTTAAATTTCTTGGAGTAGTTGTTGTGTTAATACCTAATGTATTATCACGTTTTACAACCAATAGGTCTGTGTCAAATGCAAGATCTGCTAATTCTCGTTGTAAGTTTGCGGCTAATAACTGGCCGCCAATTCTTTGGACCTGTTGTGACATGTGTACTCCTTATGTGTATTTATAGGAATTACTTGTCAAAGTTATGTAGCACATTAACCGGCTTGCCTGAAGGTACAGGCGTACCAAATACAATGTACCAACCGTTTAGATACGGTGTGTTAGGTCCTGTTGTTGGATTTTGAACTAATGAATAGTTAGATACAGGTAACTGGAAAACGTTTTCAACAAACACTAAAACATTTGCTTCTGCAATTGGTACAGGGTAAAATGCATCACCACTGTTTAATGGTCCAAATGTTGTTTCAGTTCCGTCTCCGTCACCTAAGTTTTGATTTGTAATTGTAATAGGTTCTCTGAAACGTATTGGCTTCCATACTGAACCTTGATAAACTTCGAAGTTTGCTTCGTCTGTGTTGTAACGGATTAATCCTTCTTCAGCGTTGAAAGGACGTGATGCTTGTGCGCCTTTAGGTACAAGTAAACTGTTGCCACTTTCCATTCTCACTTGTCCAGAAGCATCGTAGTTAATACCGTCACTATAACGGCCTACTTGTCTCGGATTAAGTCTGTGACTTTTTAAAAATCTCATTAAACTTCCAAATAACTTACTGTAGCAGATAAATTAGCCGGTGCTTGGCTAACAATAACAATACTATCTCCTGCGTCTATAACTACTTTCTCTGTATCAAATGTAAAAGTATCAGCACCTTGTACTGTTATGTTGTTACAAATTTGATTCTGTGCACCTTTTGCTTGTCCGCTTTTTACAAAGTGTAAATCAAAAGAAGTATCATTAGAGCCACTTACATCATAAGTTGCTGTGTTGCACACGATTAAAGTAGTAATAGCAAAAGTCTTACCTGCTGGAACAGTTAATAATGTTGTGTCAGTTAGTTGTACTTGTGTGTTTGCTATCGCCATATTTTCTTTCCTTTAGAACAACATACTATACAGAAGTGATCTATTACGTCCAATTACTTCGTCTGATGCGTTATTACTATTTACATAAAATAGCCCTGTATTGCCTAGTTCTGGTGTTTTACCATAAATTATTACACCATTTGAAGCAGTAGGATCTGTTACTTGATTTGGTAGTTTTAGTACACCTTCAACTGTAACAGAACTAGAGCCAAAACTTTCTAATATTAAATCATTTCCGCTTGTTGCTGTTCTTATTTTATTGTCTTCAAATTCTATGCCTTCAATTTCTGTATTATCCGGTCCAAAAGTAGCTACAGCAGTGTTATCGATCTTAATCTCAAAATTACTAATGCCGCCATCAATACTGCTATCAGACAATTCAACTTTTGAATCTCCTTGAATAATACTTTTAATTGTAATACCTTGAATGCCGTTAACGATTGCATCGTCAACATATTTTTTGTTTGTAAGAATGTCATCTGTTGTAACTTGCGTTTCATAGTCAACAGTTCCGTCAACCCTTACAACTCCAGTACCAGTGTTAATTAAATTTAAATCACCGCCACCTGTTGAAATAGAATTAACTCTAATTCCAATCAACGCATTATTTGAGTCTCTGAAAGTAAATGCACCTGATTTGTTTGTGTTTGATATAGGATCGTTATAAGTTAACGATTCATCAAATAAGAAGTTAACAGCATTTGCAGTACCTCTATCAATTTTTATACCAGCTACGTTTAATGTTACACCAGAACCTGTTTCTCCATCATTTAATTCAATGATGTTATCTTTAACTATTAAGTTTTCAGATTGTACTGTAGTTGTATCTCCCTCAACAACTAAGTCTCCTGTGATTTTTACATAACCAGTTTCGGCGCCTGTGTTCAGAGTGATTACTCCTCCACTTTGCACACTTACTGTATAATCACCGTTTGGTATATTAACAAATTTTGACATGTTCTTCCTTAAATTTAGGGGGTGTTGCCACCCCCATAAATATTATTATGCGTCTTCTGTGAAATCGTCGTCGTCAGTACCTGATAATGTATTATCATCACCAGCTTCTTCCATTCTTGCAATTCCAGCCGCCGCTGAACCTGTCAATACAAATGCTTGTGCTTTACCGTCTAATGCATTAGAACCTGTTGCACTTGGTTGTGCAAGTGTAATTTTTTTACCAGTAATTTTTGCAACACCATAAGTTTCAGAATCTGAACCTTGTACTGATATTGACATTTCTCCTGCTGATAAGTTTGCAGGTAATACACCAGTTTTTAAAGTACAATCGAATGTTCCGGCTGTACCAATTTCTTCGCAACGAAACTTTTTAGATCCTAATTGCTTGACAATGTAGCCTTCTTTGACTGCTGATCCGTTATGAAAATTAACTTTGATTTCTGTGCCACTTGCTGTAGGGCCTGTGCCTGCTACACCAAATAGTCTTTTGTTTAGTGGTCTTCCCATTTGTTTTCTCCTATAATAGTAGTCCAATCCGGGTTCTATCCGGTACGCTGTGGGTACAGCATAAGTCCGCCTTGCGGCTCGCTATCTGACACATGTATTTATCACAAAAGGAAAAAGGCATACAAGTAAACTTGTACACCTTTAGGAAATAAGCAATTATAGGGAGGACTCGGTTATACCTCCAACCCCTCGACCGAGATGCCATTCTCAAATCCAGGGAGCCTAATTCCGCTCGGTAGAGCGATGTGACTCAGCGTATTTCTACTACCAAGCCTGGGTACCACCCCTAATTAGCCTAGTTCGACGCTCTGGTAAACGCCTCTTCCTAGCACTATAAAACAAAAGTCAATTACTCTTTTGTTGCTTATGTACTTAATATAACAAACTTTACTTAGAAAGTCAACCTTTTTTTTACCAAAATATTAAATTTTTTGTAATCTTGGATCATCACTTAATATATTCTTCTCGCATCTTGGTCTAGACAAGCGATTTTTAGCCATTTTTTCCATTATGGCTTTATGAGCTAATTTTGTCTTGATTTTCTTACGAGCTAGTTCGAAGTCTTTGTGATTCATAACACTCTCCTTTTTACAGTTAAGTGCGTTCCTTCGCTAATGCTACTTCCGGGCTATTTGCCTGAACGTATTATTATTTAGTATCTAATACCTCAGTTAAGTTCGTTTCTCTATCAAGATATTTGTAGTCTATTTTGATTGGATCCCATTTATCTAATGATTCAAATACTGTTGTTATATCTAGTTCACTGCACGTATATACGTCTAGTTGTACTAATGTAGGGCGTTGTTCGTCCCAAGTATGTAAAACTACATGCGATGTTTCAATAATAGTAGCACAAGTAAATCCTTTATTACCTTCTTTATCACAGTATGTTGCGTAAGGACCTAGCAAAATTTTCATGCCAATGTCTTCTATTAGATGTTTTGTCCAGTCAATAATATTTTGCTCGTATCTTGGAGGATTACTTACTTCTGCTCGTACTATTAAATGTTTATGTTTCATAAATTAACGGTTATTTAGTGTTTATACCTTATTTGCAAACAAAAGTCAACCAGAAAATTTAGCCATAAAAAAAGGGCGACAAAAGCCGCCCTTTAATTTTGTTTCTAATCTAAGATTAGCTAAAGCTAACGTTTGCGTTAGTGATAGCCACTTTAGATAGGTAGTCTGCCGCATTACCTAAAGATGATGCAGTATTTGTTAGCTCAACATAACCGTAACGAGTCATAAAGCTCACTACTGGTTCGAATGTTGATGGATCTAACACAACACCACTTGACATCAATGGAATGTATGGGCAGTAGAATGCTGGTGCATCTGATTCGCTTGAACCTTTGTAACCAACAAGTACATCTGTACCATCAGCCGCATATGAATCAACATATACTCTCATAGCATTGTTCAATGTACCTACAAACTTAGTGTTTGTTGGTGCTTCGAACGAACCTTCAGTTGTTCTTGCGAACGCTGAAGTTGTTGCAGATTGTAGAATTGTAAGTGCAAATGGACTTACAACAGCGTAGTTACCTGCGCCTCTACGTGTACGTTGTGCAATTAAGTTTGCAACTCTGTTGATTTGAACTGCTAAAGCCGCATGTTCGTCACCAACGAATGTTGCTGTACCTGAAACTGCATTTTGGTCATATGTTAATGCCGCAGTACCAGCTAATGAACGTAGAGATGCTAAGATCTCTTGATCAATTTCAGCTGTTATTTCTTGCGCCAAAGCCGCCATGATCTCAGCTTCGATGTCAATGCCCTGTTGAGCTTGTGCATCTTGAGCCGCTTCAAAAGTCCATCTAGCTGATAGCTTTCTGGTTTTTGCTTCGACTGTTTGCTTTAAGATCTGGATGCTTAGTCTGTTACCAGCAGATCCTTCAAGAGCCGCAGTAGAGTTTGCTTTACCAGCATCGTTTCCTGCTTCATCACCTGAATAACCAAGTGCAATCTTGAATGGACTTAAAGCCTCGTCACCTGCGTTTGCTTCGTTAGATACAGTGTCTGCATAACGAACACGAAGTGTGTGAATTTGGCCTACTGGACCAGTCATTGGTTGTACACCAACTAGCTCGTTAGCTATAACTGTTGGCATTACACGTCTGATTACTGGTAGGATAACACGGTTTAGAGTAGCGACATTACCTGCAGAAGTTGCACCTGCTGTTGAACTCTCAGCCAAATACTTTTTAGTATTTTCTAAGGTTACATCCATTACAGATTTCTTGTGGCCTGATAAGCCTTCAAGAAGAGCACTCTTTGTATCCTGCCAGCGTCCTTCTAATAGTTCTGACATTATTTTTCTCCTTAATTAATTCCCGCAAGCCGTTTAATGTCAACTACATTACTGTAGTTCTGGCTAGCGTCATTACTATCGATAGTTGTTTCTTTATTGCCTGTGATTTCTTTGCCTTCTGTGAGTGTCGCCTTCTTCTTCTCTGGAGTGTTACCTGCTAAAACTGCTGGTAGGTACTTGTCAAAAGCACCTTGTAATTTTGCAGTCTGAACTGATTCCAGTAAGTCTGTCATTATTTCTTTTTGGTCCTTGTTTAAAGGTCCAACAAGACTGTTTAGTACTTCATTGCGTTCAACTAGATCTTTTGCACGTTTAATTTCAGCTTCTTTTGCTTCAACTAATTTTGCCTTTTCATCTGCTGTCGCTTTCGCTTCTTCCAGTTGTTTATTTTTTACATCAACAACTTTCAACAATTTAGCTGTTTCTGACTTTTCATTTAGATATGAATTTGTGTACTCATTACTAAATGCTTCGAACAATCTGCGTCCAAAGTCATTTTTGCGAGCTGACTCAATATCTTCTTTAAGAGCACTCAACTCTTTATTAAGACCTTTGTCAACTGCATCCATTACAGCTTTTGAAGATTTTTGGATGAAGTCTGTTTTCACTTTAGCTAAGTGGGATTTAGCTTCGCGTACTAAACGAACTTTAGTTTCTGCTAAATCTTTCTTATCTTCGTAGAATTCTGCAAGTTCTTTGCTTAGAGCTTCAACAATAAATTCTTCGAGCTTGGAAAAGTTTGTAGCCATAGCTTTTTGATCTTCGTGAAGTTCACCGACCTCTTTGCCTAGCTGATGTAGAACAAAATCTTTTAGTTTACCAGCGTTTTCACGCATAGCAACTGCATATTTTGCTCTAGCTTCTGCTAATTGCTTGCGATCATCTGCAAGCTCTGCAATTTCTTCGGACAGTTTTGTCTCAAGCATTTTATCTACTGCTTCAGTCATTAACTGTTTGTCATGCTCATATTTTTGAGCAAACTCTTCACGGAGTTCAGCTGTTGCCGCAAGACGGTTTTCTTTAATCTTCGCGTCCCAAGCCTCTTGAATTTCTGCTTTAACTTCTTCGCTTAGTGCAGATCCTTCAAAGAGTGTTTTTAATGCATCCAACATTCTTTTCTCCTTATTACTGGAGGCCTCTAATTATATTAACTAGAGATTCCTTTAAGTATTTCTGTGCCTTATCGTCTTGTTTTGTTGCCTGTGCAAGTTCGTATGCCTTGTACCCGCCACGTGCATTCATCAAATGCTCGTAAATGGGCGTAGGATACGCCCCCGGTGCACTGGGTTGTGCAACTACATCCACTGTGATTATTTCAAAATCTGAAACTTCACCGCTTCCGCTTTCTGATACATTACCAGAGCCCCTACTGGAAACACCAAGTTTCACTCCGCTTTCCAGCATTGTTTTAACTAGTGTTCCCATTGGGGTAGGTAAAATTTTCATTTTGCCATAACCGTTGTTTCCGTCCATGTACATATTAGTAATCATATGACTTACACGGTCAAGGTTAATATTAAGTCCTTCGGGATGGTCAACTTCACCTAATACACTATATCCGCCGCTTATTTGATCATTGAGCGTAGTTACAGCCCTACTGATCTCACTAACAGGATAAACTCTTTGGTTTGCATTACGCACACCACCTTGTATACAAATTCCTTTTAAATAAAGGTCTTTGCCTCCAGTATCGTTTTCAGTTGTCTCAACAACCATTTGAGCTTGGTCGAAGGATAGAGTTTCAGTTAAGTTTCGCATTTATAAGTTTCCTTACGATCCGATTGTACTTTTTGAGTTAGCGCCACTTTCACCAGCACCTTTTTTCTCAGCGCCATGTCCTTTTGCGTTTTTAGACATAGACTTAGAAGCTTTTCCGCCTGGTACGTTTACGTTCCCTGCATTATCTTCTTTTGGTGCTTGTGCCTTGCCGCCTGACTCGTCACCACCTTGTGCAATGTTAGAGCTTGTTCCGCCCATATCATTTTTTGATGCAACTGGTGATTTTGCTTTGTGGTCTTCACCTTTTGGCTCAGCCACTTTCTCTACGTACTCACGCATCTGTTCTGTTGCGGTTTTCTGTACAGATTCTTCTACTTCATCATCTGAAGCTTCCATAGGTGCAAATTCTTCAGCTGGTGTTAATGCTTCTTCTTCAGCATCACCTTCGTCGTCGCCTGCGTCCATATCCATGTCATCGCCTGCTTCGTCGTCGCCTTTGTCTTCATCACCCATCATTTTTTCAAATTCTGCTTTTAAGTCATCTAAAGCGTCTTCTAAATCAACTACACGGTCTTCTAGCTCTTCTTCGCCTTCATCACCCATGTCGTCACCTTCTTCGCCACCATCGGCTTCAATGTCGCCCATCATGTCGTCTGCTGGATCGCCGCCCATGTCATCCATAGGTGCTTCCATTTCTGGTTCCATAAAGTTTTCATCAGTTTTTTCGTCTTTTGAAGCTTCTTCTACTTCGTCGTCTTTTGCTTCATCAACTTCTTCGTCTTTTGATGCTTCGTCGACTTCTTCGTCTTTTGCTTCATCAACTTCTTCGTCTTTTGATGCTTCATCTACTTCTTCATCACTAGCTTCATCTACTTCTTCGTCCTTAGACGCTTCTTCGATGTCTAGATCATCTTCTAGTAGGTTTTCATAAATTTCTCTTGATTTTTCTATCACGTACTCGTGAAATAGTTCTTCAGCACCTGCTTTGTCCTCGTTTACGAGTTTTTCAAGCATTGCTTCAATTTTATTGATATCTGCCATTAGTTTCTCCTTGTATGTTCGTAAGGCTGTAAACATATTTACATAATCTACAATATATGTATGGATAATAGGCTCAAAACGAGCCGTTTTGGTTAGATATCAGGATTTCTGCCAGAATTTCATGAAATCCGGCACAGTCAAGTGTTCTAAATTGGGAACATCCTTTAATGATTTAGGTAAAAAAGAATCTCCTTCCTCAACTACTCTTATATATCTCGTATCTGGATGACTTTTCATTGTAGTTAATGTTTGTCTTTCCCAATTTCCGAAATATGTTGCAGGATCATGGCTCTTTTTATAGTTTTGTGTATCTGCATATATGTTGTTTACACGCTTGTATTCACCATTTACGTCTTTAGAACCCCTAAAATCAAAGCCTAAAATGTAAATTTTGTCATATCCGTGCAGATGACTAGCCATCCATAATGCTGTAGGACCGCTACTCCAGCCTTTACTAGGGTTAAAAAGTTTCAAATTTGGTATACTATTGTATGTTCTATTAGGATTAGTCCATACTTCATTATCTAATTGCCATCTATGTCTTGTGATTTCTAAAATCATTTTAACATCAACTGCAATTAAATAATCTGGTCTGAAAGTTCTGTATACAGCGTTACACGCATATACTTTTCCAAACTGTTTAAGATTTTGTAGATTGATCGGCTCACGGCTCTTGCCGTTACCTACGACAAACGCCACGGACAAATTACGCTCCTGGTTCTGCGTTAGCGGCTAATCCGTACATTTGCCTTACGAAGAATAATTCTTTCTCGTTTTCCTCTTTGTGTAATTCTGATGCTTTACGTGCTTTGTTTATCATACGTAAACTTAGACGTGTTTTTCTTGTATCATCATACTCCATAGGAGATTCGTCTGATAATGGATCGTATCCTTTATCTTCAATTGGGTCTAGGTTTTGTTTATCAAAATAAAAGAATTCTCGTAAGTTCATATTACTATTTATACCGTTTGCTGTGTTGTGTCCCCGCCTGGGTCTGCGCCTGCGCCAGGATCTGTAACAGTTTCAGGTGGTGTACCTTCTCCTGCTGGTGCGGCCATATCATCACCTTCTGGTGCTTCGTCTTCAATACCGCCTAAATCATCTGCTATTCCTGCACCACTAACTCCTGCTGTACGCATTTCTGCACTTGCATCAGTAGGTGGTTGCTGTAGGGTTTCGTCGTTTTCTTCTCTCCATAATCTTTCATTGTGTGCAATTTCTTCTTTAGTTAATCCTAAGAATCTTTCTAATGCAAATCTATTTGAAATATATGGTACTGCCATCATTTGTGTAAATGTTGGAACACGAGTATTATCTAATTCACTTTGTCTATAACTTGCAAAGTTTTGTGGTGGTTGCATACTGACGTCAAACATACTAACATCAATGTTAATACCTTTTTCTATCAAGTAGCGTTTGAATTCTTGATTGAATACTTCAATAAGCAGTCCTTGCAATCTCATACAATACTGATTAAATCTTAATTCTTGTATGTACGCTGTGCCTACTCTACCATCATTGTATTGACTTTGACCTTCGTCTTGTGCCGCAGTAGGCAAATAAGAACTAGGAATACGTAAACCTCTAATTAATTTGTTAGTAAAATATTTTAAGTCGTCAATCTCACCTAGATTAGTACCGCCAGGTAATGTTTCAACTTTAGAACCACGCCCTTCTGCTGTTTGTGGAAAAAAGTAGTCTTCGTTGGTTGACAGCGGATTATAAGAACTGTCTATGACTGATGTGCCTCCGCCTGTCTTCGATGGGATACGTCTTTGATGTATTTCCGTTTTAACACGCTCTACAAATTGCATAGCAAGGTGTGATGGCATGTTGCCCACATCAACGTAGAATACTCTTCGTTCTGGTGCTCTCTGTGTTCTGTAAATAATAATAGCATCTTCAAGTAATTCTTTTTGTTTGTATACTTTAA